TGTTCTACGGGTGTAGAGGGTTATTATGTTTCACGTGAAACATTGCAAATAGAACATATGTTTATGCACAAAACTAACAAAATTATTCCGTTTTTTTTGTGTAATATTTAAGAACAAAACAGTTGCAATTATACTCATAGTGTGCTAATATATAATTGAAAGGAGGGATAATATGTATAATAAGTTTTTAATGTGCTTAGAGGATATGGGTTATGGATACAGAGAACTTGAAAGAGTACACTTTGCAAAAAGTGACGTTACCGCTTATAATGTGGTAGAGGTGCATAACATTTTTAAGAATCTGTATTTTGAGTTTACCGAATATGGGGACGTGTATACATGGAGTTCGGACGGTAGACTACTCGGTTTTACAATGAATAAAGACGATTATATAATGGCATTTAGATTAAGCTGGATTTTGCAGAGAGCATTTAAAGTTACATATGAAGCATAAGGAGGTATTAACATGAAGAAAAACATCAGCGTAGCAACAATTAACGCATTACTGGAAGATACAAAGAAAGATTTTAACCATTTCATGGAAACATGCAACTATGAGGTTGCTCATGATTTACGAGAACAAGCAATAGGAATTATACGAGTTTTGAGCATGTTAATTGATAATGACCCTATCAAGTATCATGATTTTTATGAAGAAAAAATGGATGGACTTGAAAAATCCACTGATATGATGAAATGGGAACTTGACCATTTAAGATAAGTGTGCTAGATGCTGAAAGGCTGGTGCAATTCCAGCCAACACTTTTACAAATTATATAAAGGAGGTGAGAACATGAAATTAATGACTTTATTAGACTGTACTAGAAACCGTTCATACGTTGCAATCATGGATATGGATGGCGATGTACTTTTCACAGGCTTTAGTATGGATGTTCCCGAATCATTTTGGGATAGAAAAGTTTATCTGATCGAGCGGAACAAATTAGGTATTGATATTTATTTAGAGGAGGATAATTATGATAACAATGCAAACAATCAGTAACATCAAACGCAAATTCAGAGTATTAGAAGACAACGGCGGCAGTCTTACACTTTTCGTGTGGGATGAACAGGGGGAAAACATTGTTTTTGCTCACAGCGGCTATGAATACAATCCGGGATCACTCTGTATGGACTTAGATGCCCTTGCTCATGACGATGACCCATTAACATGGGATGGAAACGAGGAATTTCTTTTTGATGAATATGATAATATGTATTTCTCAGCAAAAGAAATCGTTTCAAACGATGATATCTATTATAATGATATGGGTGTGGCTGGAACATTAGAATTTTGTTCATAATGTTTCACGTGAAACATGAGTAGGTGCGCTGGTGCATGATAGGCGGTTCGATTCCGCCTAGCACTTTTCAAATAATAAGGAAAGGAGGTTATACAAATGCTTGCTACTACCATAGGTCAGATGTTTAGAATGGCACGTGTTTCACGTGAAACATCAATGTACAAAGTTGAAAGAAACACTGGCGTTCCACATTGTTATATTGACAGATTGGAAAAGGGAAATTATAATCCCAAAAGAGTTACATTTTTTTCAATCTCTCAGTTATCAAAATACTATGGACTGAAACTTGACGTAGTATATGAAACATTAATGAAGGAAATATCTGATTTTGAACTCACAGACGAGAAAGGAGAACATTAAATGGACGTTATGAACATCTTATTAATGATCGGGTTCGGACTGACCACGGGTGCTTATTTTGGTTATGTCAAAGCGCAAAAAGATATTCAAATGGGAAGAAGACTTTCTAACATTGTACGAGAATATCTTGATTATCAGTATGTGTCTGTAAAGGAACTTGACAAAGTAATTGCTGCGTGTGAACATGAAATCGAAAGCAGAGTAAAAGGAAGATAACAGGAGGTTAAAAGATGAAGTATAAATATTTAGTAATTTTTCCAGAAGATCATATTGTAGTAAACTTAGAGGATGAACATGCCCTTGACAGTATGTTAAAAGCTGGTCTTGTATTATATGAAGATAGAGATGTAAACGATGGAAAGATTCCTGTAATGGTATTCGTCAAAGAACTTGAACTTCCGGGAGCATTCACATGGCGTTCAATCTCACAGGCAGAACTTAGAGCAATTTTTCAAAATATGCGGAGGTGATTGAATGAAAGACTACTCCATGTATCGTGACATGGACTTGTCACCGGAACAAATGCGCAGACAAATTAAAACATTAGCAAAAGTTGCGAATCAGCGTTTGCGGGCTTTAGAAGCCCGTGGCGTTGATTATTTTGCTTATGACAAAGCATCCGAATATTTTGATTCTGTTCATCGGGGATCGAATCGTTTTAGCTACGATCTGAAAAGAAATAATCGTGACATTGCAAAAGAGTTTAATGCTATTGTCGACTTTCTTTCTTCTAAATCATCAACCTGGACAGGATTGCAAGCAACCTATAGAAGAGCGCAGGAACGGATAGAGGATAACATAAATCGAGACAGAAGACAACGTGGAGAAAATGCGATTGATATTTCAGATTGGGAAACTTTTTCAATGTTTCTAAAATCCTCTCAATGGAAATCTTTGAAAAGTAAAGTTGATTCTACGCAGATAATGGAAGATTTTGCTTTATCCATGGAACAAGGAATACCGTTAGAAGAAGTTCTTGATGATTATCAAGAGTTTTTAAATGGAAACATTAAAACATTCGAACAAGTGGCAGAAAAGCAGGGACGTTCACCATTATTTAAGTAGTTGATATTTACAGGATGGTGCATATATGGAAACATTCCAATGCGAGACAATAAACGGTAAAGAAACAGTCGTAGTATATAATGTACATGACTATCCTTTTGACAAAGTTACCGGAAAACTAGTATACAAAAAAGGAAAAAATCCTAAATGGTATATCAATGCTCCTGCGGCTTTTGATATTGAGACAACAACATTGAAAAAGTTGAAATTAATTCCAGCGGCAGACGGAACAATTAAAACAGATGGATCATACAAAGGCGAAAGCTTTATGTACCATTGGCAATTATGCATAAATGATAAAGTTGTTTTCGGAAGAACGTGGAAAGAATTTGTGTATTTCATCAAACGCTTGCGAAAAGAACTTAATTTATCAGATACAAAAATACTGCCGATCTATGTTCATTATTTGGCATATGAGTTCCAATTTATGAAAGATTTCTTCCAATGGGAAAGCGTTTTTGCGAAAGAGCCACACAAAGTCATGAAAGCCAGTATCTATGGTATTGAATTTCGCTGTTCCTACTACCTTTCGAACATGTCACTTGCAAAATTCTGTGAAAATTCTGAGGGAGTTAGATTCTATAAAATGGTCGACAAATTCGATTATTCAAAAATTCGGACACCCTCGACAAAACTCACAGACACAGAAAAAGGATATTGCTATTGCGATGTTCGTGGTTTATGTGAATGCATCGAAAGCCTAATGAAAGAAGACACGCTAGCAACAATTCCACTCACAAACACTGGATATGTGCGCAGAGAGTACCGCCATGCAATGAAGACAAAAGAAAACAGAGCAAACTTCCACAAACTTGCGCTAACAAAAGAACAATATTATCTTTGCAAAAAAGCGTTCAGAGGTGGAAACACGCATGCAAACAGAAAGCACGCAAATAGGGAGATATGGAACGTTCATAGTTTTGATTTATCGTCGTCCTATCCTGCCGCAATCATGCTTGACTATTTCCCGATGGGTAAATTCTCATATATTACGCTGGATTCACAAGAAAAACTTGACTATTATCTCAATAATTATTGCGTAATTCTGACAGTATGCTTTTATGATATCAAAGTAAAGGAAAACATAGCAGTTCCTTATATTGACATAGCGCATTGTGAAGAACGTAGTAAGATAAAAAATGATAATGGACGAGTATTAAAAGCCGACTACTTAAAAATAACGCTCACAGAAATAGACCTTGAAATCATCCGTAATACATATGATTATAAAGGTTTTCAAGTAGAAGTAGCAATGGCGGCGAAACGTGGGAAACTTCCAAAAGAATTAAGACAGAAATGCATGGAATTTTTCGTAAAAAAGTCAACATTGAAAGGAGTTGACGGCAAAGAATATGAATACATGAAATCGAAAAACCGTCTTAATTCTACTTATGGAATGATGGTTACCGCCCTTATTAACAATGAAATTGTGTATGACGGTGTACAATGGGTAAAGCTGGATCCTGACGAAGATGCTCTTGAAAAATATTACAATAACAAAAATTCTTTCTTACATTATCAATGGGGGGTATATGTAACAGCACAGGCAAGAAAACGCCTACAGCATATGCTTGATATTGTTGGAATGGATGTGGTATACATTGATACAGATAGTATCAAATTTATCGGTCTGGAACACGTCAGAGAATTTGAACAGTGCAATGAAGAAACATTGAAGCTAATTCTTGAATCAGACATACCGCCGATCGTAGAAATTGATAATAAGACGTATACCATGGGTACATGGGATAACGATGGGAACTATGTTGTATTTAAAACTTTAGGTGCGAAGAAATATTGCGATATAAAAGAGAAAGATGGACTAGCAGTATTCGAAACCACGGTTTCTGGAATGTCAAAGAAGTTAGGAGCAGAGAATATCAAATGCCCCCGAAACTTTAAAATCAACCGAACGATGGAAAACATCGGGCGGACGATCTCATGGTATAATGAAAGTCCGATCCATAACATCATGGTAAACGGGGAAGAAATTGAAACGGCAAGTAACATCGGCGTTTTAGACACCACCTATACATTAGGAATCACCGGAGAATATCACGAGATTTTGGCAGAATTTGAAAATATTGCTTGACTTTTTATCGTAACTGTGATAGTATAGATAATGGAAGAGGGAATATCCCTCACCCCCTCATTAATTCCCTCTTCCACTCTCTCGGCTAAACGAAACTACATATCAACACGAAAGGAGGACAAACATGCAGAGAACGAAAGTGGAAAAGTACATTTATGAAATCTGTCAGAAGACAGAAAATGGCTACGTTCCAGTCGCAAAAGTGGAATCAGACCATGAGCTGAAAACAAAAAAAGCACAGGCTCCATATTTAGAGGGATATGAAGACTGTATCATGATTTTATCAGATACAGTATGTGCCACCTATGAAATGGACGATGATTTCTATTTTGCAAATGCGAAACGTCTGGAACCGGAAGCATAAGCTTCACAACTATTCACAAATTCAACAAAGAAAGGAACAATGAATCATGGAAAACACAAATGCAATCAACCTCATTTTCACAGCCGAAGAAGACGATTTCAATGCAATCAACGCCGTAATGGCTCCAGACTACCAGATGAAAGAAAAAAGCCTGGATAACAAAGAAATCGTTGTAACCGAAGTTCTCCAGACACAGGTTATCGACCAGAACGGAGAGCAGAAAATTAGCACTACATTGGTAGATGCGGACGGCATTTCCTATCAGACCTTATCTGACTTTGTAGACCGTCTCGTTCACGCAATCAACCAGAAACGTCCGGCGGCAGAATGGAAAGAAAAACCTGTGACGATCAAAATCGAGTGGAAAGAAAGCCGCAATGGACGCAATATGCTTGCACCAAAAGTAGTGAGTATGTAACAAGTCAATTTTCGTAAAGTAACAAGCAAATTTCACAAAGTGAATCGTAAACCTTACTTTTTATCACGATATGTACAAGACGCCTGTACCCCATGCAGGCGTCTTTTGTATAAAGGAGAATTATGTCTATCAATTGGAATGAAGTATATAACGCAGACTGGGAAAAGATTTTTGAAAAATACGAGATAAACTTCTATCATTATTATAATCCAATAAAGCTGTTAAATGAAACAGATTCAGACGGTGACTTACCTGGAATTATCGGTTCATGTTCCAACCGTTCGGCAGGAAAGACAACAGCATTTTTATTAACAAACCTTGTGGCGTTCCATGAATTTTCAACACAATGTGTTCTGTTATACCGATACAACTATGAACTGTGCGCTTGTGATTCTATTTTCCAGGATGCTCTATCCTTATATCCACAGCTAGGAACAGAAGTTACCGTAAAACCAAAGGCGAAAGGGTTATACTATCAAATGTTTTTGGATGAACGCCCGTTTGGTTTTGCAATTTCCCTCAATAATCCAGATGCACTGAAAAAGTATTCCCCTATTTTTGCAAATACGTTTTTTATCCTTATGGACGAGTTCCAGACGGAGAGTGGAAGTTATTTGCCGAATGAAATTCAAAAACTGCAATCCATATTAACGACAGTTTCCAGAGGTGGCGGAAAACAGTCACGGTTTATGCGTCTGATTCTTCTTTCTAACAATGTAACGCTCATGAACCCTTATTTTATCTTTTTAGGAATATACAAAAATTATCAGGCAGGAACAAAGATGTTGCACGGGAAAGGCTATGTGTTTGAATTTTCGTACAACAAAGCGGCAAGTGAAGCCATGCAGAGCAACAAGCTTTTGAAAGCATTCAATGAATCCGATTATGTAAAATCAATGTCACGGGACAGCTATTTAATAGATGCAAGAACTTTTGTTCAGAAACCGAAAGGACGATCCCGGTATATTTTTACGATTGTTTACAATGGCGAACACTTTGGTGTATGGGAATACTACGAAGAGGGCTTTATTTACGTCTCAACAAAATACGACCAAAGCTATAAAACGATCGTAGCGTTCAATCCGTCCGATCATACACAGAACACGGTCATGCTCTCACACTTTGATTATCTCTGGTCAAATATCCGTGACGCATATAAGAACGGCTATCTGCGCTTTAGTGACCTGAAAGCAAAAAGCGTTGTATTAGATATTTTAGCGATAGATTTATACAAAAACAGTTGACAAAATCCGAAACATATTGTAGTATGATAGTAGGTTGGAACATGTTTCTATTGGGATTGCCACTTTCGAGAGAAAGACCCAGCGCAAGGCGGCGCGCATGTTTCCGACCGTTTCGGGAATGTAGCTTAATGGGAAAGCACTTGATATATCCTCCGCACACAAGCATTATGAGTTCGAATCTCATCATTCCCATTGGAGGTGATAACATGAAATTTAAGTTATTAGAATTAGTTTCACTTCTGACGCAATCGCAGTACAAATTTTGTGCATATTTAGCAACTTACGAAAATCACGAAAACGAAAATCTTGTTATCGTACCAAACGAAAATTTTATTCCACACGCTATCTATCTTTACGATCATTTCAACCTGGATGCAATCGCATATAATCAAAAATCACCCCTTATTAAAATCAAAGAATTTGCTTTTTTCAATTCACTGGAAGAAATACCGGAAACTGTTTTTGATGGAGGTTTACATCATGGATGCTAATTTCATTATTGACATGATTCAGAGCGTTGGCTTCCCGATTGTCATGTGCGGAGCATTATTCTGGAAAATGAATAAACAGGACGAAGCGCACAAAGAAGAGGTAATGTCATTAAAAGAAAGCTTTGACAATAACACAAACGTTCTTACAAAATTATATGAACATTTAACAGGAGGTGACGTTAATGAAGAATCGTAGTGAATGGAGAAAAACAGCCGAGAAATATTTGGGTGTACCATATGTCTGGGGCGGCGAATCCAAAGAAACAGGCATGGATTGTTCCGGTTTTGTAGACCGTGTTCTTTGGGATATGGGATTCAGTCTTCCACGCCTTACCGCACAGGGGCTTTACAATAAGTACAAAGCAAATGCAATGAAAAAGGTTGATTGCCGGGAGGGGGATTTACTCTTCTTCGGAACAAGTACCGGACATATTACGCATGTTGCTTTTTATAGCGATTCCAACCGAATGCTTGAGAGCGGCGGCGGAGGAAGTGCGAACACGTCACTTTCCAATGCGGGTGTCGGAGTTCGCTACCGGGAAATCAGAACCGACCTTGTTGCATGTGTAAGAATGAACTACGGAGAAACGGAGGGAAAGAACAGTATGACATTTGATGTAGGATTGATTCGAAAAGGCTCAAAAGGAAATGACGTACTGCTTGCGCAGGAAATTTTAAAAGCCAGAGGAATTTATAAAGGAAACCTTGACAAAGATTTCGGCTCTCAGACAGAAGCCGCCGCAAAAGAATATCAGCGGCAGAGAATCGCAAATGGTGCAGATATGGGTTGCGGGAAAACGCCTGATGGAGAAATTGGCGAAAAAACATGGGCTGACATGCTGGCAACCTGATGCCCGATTTAACCCTTGCTTATAATTTCTGTATACAAATATGTAATGACCCAAACGCAAGATATAGCCAGACTTACCGAGAGTTTCAAACAATTCCCGGTACCAATACCTATGGTTGTGATTGTTCCTCACTCATTTCCAGATGTTTATACGAGGGTGGATTTTTTGAGAATAACCCATGGTTCACCACTCGTTCTATGGAAAGCTACTTGCTACAAGCTGGATTCAAAAAGACAGATGCAAGTGTTCCATGGCTGGCTGGCGATATCTTGTGGAGGTCTGGTCATACAGAAATGGTATATCAGCCGACAGAGGGCGGTGGAATTACGATGGGCGCCCACTCGTCTTCATATCCACCAGACCAACAGGTCAGTATCAACGCAAACCCAACGCCAGCAAGTTCGTGGACGTATCTTTATCGCTACGGAAGTGGAGGGGCAGGAAGTACCAACATTTTTGTGATTGCCGCAATCTGTGGGAACTTCTGGCAGGAAAGCACATTGAATCCCGGTTTGTGGGAGGGACGAGACGCAGGAACATGGACAGACCTTTTGAAAGGATACGGTCTGGGACAGTGGACGAACACGGGCGGTGATATTCATGGAAGATTGTATCAGCTTTCCCAATATCTGGAACAGAACGGTTTTGCGTATGATTCAGGAGAAGGGCAGTTGAATTATCTTGTATATGAAAATACATGGTATAGTACCGGATGGGCGGCAGATTTTGCAAGCCTTTCAGAATTTCTTTCCAGCGATTCCACCGATATCGCATATCTTACTAGGGCGTTCATGCAGGGCTGGGAAGGAATCACAGACGGAACCGACCCGATCAGGATTGAAACCGCTCAACAATGTTATGAATATATCTTAGCACATTCTACAGACACAGCAATCAATTCATGGTATGTTTCCAACAATTATCTAACAACAGAACAACGCTTGAACAACGCCGTCATGATTTACCGTTGGATGAACGGGGGAGTAAATCCACCGACACCGATTCCGACAGTAAAACATAGATTAAAAATCTGGATGTATCCACACGTTATAAGGAGGTTTATCATATGAACGAGAATTTACAGAAATACTGGGATGAGCTGTTAGAAAGCATCAGTGACGTTGAAACACACGGGGATGCCATTCAGTTTGTCCGTGATGCTCTTCTGACTACCGGTGATGTTGCATCTCTGACCGCAGAGCGTGACAGTATCGCCGCAGAGCGTGACAGTATCGCCGCAGAACGAGACGAGTACAAAGCAAAATTCGAAACCGCACAGAATGAAATTCGATCAAGATGGAAAGACCTTACAAACGGCGGTTCTATTACATTGGAAACCAATTTCACATCACCAAAAGCAGAGGAAACAGCTGCGACAATCGCAGACCTTGATTTTTCGGAAATGAGTTTATTTGATGGAGGTACCGAGTAATGGCAGATGTAAAGACCATGAACAATATCAATATTTTGAACGCCGTTCGTAACAGAATGAGCGTGGACTATCGGAGCAGAGTTCCAGAAGCCACACAGGGAAATATCAATACAATCTATGATACAATTCTTGACCCGTACAATCCGATGGCTAGAGATGAACTTGTTCCGGCTCTGGTTGAATTGATTGCCAGCCAGTCGATTTCTACAGAAAGCTTCCGAAACCCATTAAGATTTCTCAACAGCAATGCCATGCCATACGGCAATGGAGAACAGGAAATCTTTGTCAACATGGCAACCGGAACGCCGCATAACCCGAAAATCACGATTGAAGAAGCTACGGATATTTACGATTCTTATATCATGGCTCTGTATCATAAAATCAACTTTAACAATGATTATCGTGTTACCATTTATTTTGAGGACTTGCGGACAGCATTTCTTGACAATTACGGACTGCGAAACCTGATTTCTGCAAAAGTAGAAAGCATTGTTTCCGGTTGTAACATGGATGAGTTCGTCACAGCAAAAGAATTGATTTCTGCCGCATACGCCGCTGGATGTGTCTATCCTGTTCATGTGCCAGCAGTTACGGACAAAGCAAGTGCCGAAGCGGCTCTGGTAGAAATCCAGAATTACATTGACGCAAGCAAGATTCCGAATCCTAATTTCAATTATGCTGGTGCGACCTCTGCGGCGAAAGACGATACGCTTCTCCTCTTTACGGATACACGAACTCATGCGCAGTTCAATGTTTACAGCTATTCTGGTGCCTACAATTTGGAAATGATGATTCCGAAAGCACAGCAGATTGTAGTTGATAATTTTAACGATTCTGATGATATTGTCGCAGTTCTTGTGGACAAGCGTTTCTTTAAAATCCGGGAACAGTACCGTCTTATGGTTCGTGATGCGGTAAACGCAGGTCTGCGCTGGAATGAGACGTATACGGTAAAAGAAATGTTCAGTTATTCCCTGTTTTATCCTATTTTCGTTTTCACTTCTGCTGATGTTGGCATTACTTCTATTAATCCTACCGCAATCAATGACGCAGTTGCGGGAACCGACAGAGAATTGCAGTTCACGATCACGGCGGCTGATGTTGCATCCAAAGGTGTAGATTTTGAAGTTTCCGGAAACAGTAGCAAAGATACGTTCGTTATCCCAGGAACGCATACGCTCAGAATTGCACATGATGAAACAGGTTTGACCGCTGGTGTAACTGTCAAAATTACAAGCCGGGTTGACCCGTCAAAGACAGCAAACCTTGTTGTGAAATCAGCGGCAGGCTAATAGAAAGGAGCGGTGATATATGGCTGATATTATGCTGGACATGCCACAACAATCCCCAGTTGTGGCAACCGCTCCGCAAGCGGAAGTGATTCTGGCGGCTGGCATTCCATGGACGAACGACTATAACCACGTTCGGTTGTTTGATTCCGCTGGTGAACTTGAAAGTTTCGGAAAATCAAAAGAGGTGGCAAGATGGACGCAATCCACACCTGTTCGTTGGGGAGAACTTAGTTACCGGGCAAAAGGAAATGAAAGTTCTTTGATCGAAGCAAACTATATTATGTTCAAAAATGCCCCTTTCAATTCCAAATGGTATTATGGTTTTGTAACTGGTATCCAGTGGTTAAGCAATGGAAGCTGTGTGATTAACATAGAACCGGACTATTGGCAGAATAATATCTATGAAGTTTCTATTAACGAGTGTTTTGTGGAACGTGAACATGTGTCAAAAGCGGAAGACGTTTTGTTTGGAAATCTGGTTCCAGAGGGGCTAGAAGCTGGGGAGTATAAAGCGCAAGCACATGTATTCCCAACAACCGGAGGTTGGCATTATGCGTTGATATCTTCCGCAACCTCAGAGGGGCAACAGCCTATCCCGGTGAATGACAATAATTTATTCAGTGGTTTATCAAGATATACAGCGCAAACCTATCAAGAATTAATAACAATTCTCAACAATTTTCAAGATTCCGGTATTGCGGATGCAGTCGTACAGATTTATCAATATCCTGCCATGTGTGATCAGTCCGATTTACAGAATCAGAATTTAACAATTCCATTGCCAGCAAATATAGACGGATATGTTCCAAAAAATAATAAATTGTTTCAATATCCTTATACCTATGTTCTTTTCACAAACCCTTCAAACAAAACCGCTACTTTCCGTTTTGAATTAACGAACAGGTCTGACCATGGTATTGCTATGAGTGTTTCTGGTAAAGGTGGATTAACGCCCATGATTCATGTACTGCCTACTGACTATAGGGTTGATGATTTTGTAAACTGGTTTGATGATATTTACATTGACGCAACGATTCAGTGTGCATGGACAAATGACGCATATCAAGCATATCTGGCGCAAATGTCACCTGTATGGCAAGCGCAGGAAAAAACGCTTGCTGTCCAGCAGATCGGAACTGCTTTCAATGGCATTATGGCAACATTAGGAGGACTTGCAACCGGAAATATTTTCGGAGGACTGACAAGTGGAGCAAACGCAGTATTTAACACAGCAACAGCACCATATTTACAGCAAACAAACATTCAAGCGCAGAAAGAAAGCCATGATTTAATACCGCCCTCATCCAGAGGTTCAGTATCAGGAAATAGTTCCGTTGCCATGTTTTCAACAAACATTGCGAACTTTTACACCATGACAATCACAGCACAAATGGCAAGATGCATTGATGATTATTTCACAGCGTTTGGATATGCGACAAACCGTTTAAAGGTTCCGAACATCAATAGTAGAAGTTCATGGAATTTTGTAAAAACAAACGGAGCGACATTTTCAGGATCAATTATGTTAGACGATATGCGAAAACTGCAAGCTATTTTCGACCGTGGCGTTACAATCTGGCATACAAACGATGTAGGAAACTATAGCCTTGAAAACAATTAGGAGGTCGTAACATGTACGAAAACAGATATCGAATAAGCAACAGAGAAGCATGGGGAGAATTTGAAAAAAATCCGAATGTGTCAAGAGAAGAAAAAGACTGGTTCCAGTACTATGTGAGAAAGTTTGTCAATCTTGCGCTTGCTAGAATCCACTATGAAAATCTTCCGGATGAAATTCCTCCTGTTATGTTAGAATCCTACCTGTTGTGGAATGGACTTGCTGTTCTTGCAAAAAATGAAACAATCAACATGTACGGGGCTTTTGGTGTAAATCTTGTTGGAGAACCGGATATCTATGGAATACCGATTGAACGGATCGCATACGGACAAAATGGAGCGTATTTCAAATATCTTTCAAAAGGTGATAGCGTTCTGATGTGGGCTAGACCGTTTGCCGTTCCAGAAATTCTTGATATTTATCAGCATGCAAAACTGTTAGCTGAAAGCAAGGTAACCCAGAGAATGAACCTTGTACAGCAGAGAACGCCAGTGATTTTATATGGAAAGAATCAAACAAGGTTGACATTAGACAATATTATGCAAAAAATCGTTCATGGCATACCGTTTGTGAAAGCACAAAATGATTTTAAAAAAGAGATTGATGCAAGTGCAATTGATTTAAAAATAACGCCGCAGTATACAGAGTTAAGCACGTTTCAGATGAAAGAAATTGCGGATTGTCTGGCAGGTTTGGGAATTGAATGTACGGGAATTGAAAAACCAGAAAGAATGGTAAGTAGTGAAACATCGTACAACAACGGTGAAATTGAAGCAACAAGAAAATCAATCCTTGATTGTAGGAAAAGAGCAATAAATTCTTTCAATAAAATGTTCGGAACCAATGTGCAAGTAGATTGGAACAGTGATATGATAACAGTTATTAATACGCCAGATGCGTTTGATCCAATGCGAACCGATACGAACACACAGACGGAAGAACATGTTGAAAAAAACCTTAGGGAATAGAGGTGAGTACATGTTTTTAGATATTGATTATTCATCAAACGTATTAACGAACACTTTTGAGCAATATACCATTGCAATGAATTGGTTTACACCTTTACAGAACCTTACCATTGATGAAATGGTAGAAAAAGCAAGGGAATTGATTTTTGATTTTAAGTATCCATTTTATACAGATGAAGCGCAAGCGAAAGAAGATTTTGAAAAAATGTTTATTTTGATGCATTTGAGGGACAACTGGGGAGTTGAGACAGCGGGGGAATTTAAATACTGGTTGCAAAGAAAGCTTACGCTTGTTTCGGATGGATACAGACAGTTATATGAGACGATGAAGTTCGAATATAATCCTATTGAAAATCACAACCTTGTAAGAACTATAGAACGAAACGGAACAACAAAAGATATAAATATCAGTGATAGTGAGGTTGAAACAAACAATGACACTAATACTAATACTAATAGTAATAGCAATAGCAATAGTAACACAGAAAATAAAATTAACGGAACTAGCGAAACAACAGGAAATAGAACAGGAGACACACAACAAATACATTCAGACAACCCACAAGTTAATTTTAGCGGTCAAGATTATGCAAGTAACATGGACAGAGGGCAAACAAAAGAAAATACAGCTACAAATACAAACGACAATACGAACGGAACCACAAATTTTAGTGGAACAGAAAATAACGAAACAACTAGCACGCAAAAATCAAATGGAACACAAACAATTAATAATACACAAAATAGCAATGGTGAATTTAAAAATAACGAAAAGTATTCAGAACATGGTTATTTAGGAAACGTGCAAGATGCAATTAAGAAAGAACGTGAACTGATCGTAAATATTAATCGGATGCTTTGCGAAGAAATGAACGATTTATTTTTACTTGTTTTGATGTGAGGTGAAATGAATGAGTTGTTTACCGCCAGTAAAAGGGATTCCCTATGATTTTGACGGTTCCCTTTCTCTTGAATCAAGATATATCATTCTTGCTCAATATGTTTGTGAAATGAAAAAAGCAATTGACGAACATATGACGGATTGGTTTGAAGACTGGGTAAAAGAAAATCTTGATAATATTTTCGGAGATATCATGTATGACCAACCTACAGAAACAATTACATTTTCCGTAGATACAGTGATAGGACATACGGTTCACGCTGTCCGCAACAATCAATTATTAATTAAGGAGGAAAACTAATGGCTTCAGTAAAACAAATTAACCTCAATGGGACTGTATACGATATTATGGATGAAACCGCAAGAACAACAGCGAATCAGGCTAGTACTACAGCCAGTCAGGCAAAAACCACGGCAGAAACTGCAAATACTACGGCAGGTCAAGCAAAGACAACAGCAGAAGCGGCAAACACGGCGGCTGGTAAGGCACAGACAACGGCAACTGCGGCAAGTTCAACGGCTAGTCAAGCAAAGACAACAGCGGATGCGGCAAGTTCAACGGCAAGTAAGGCACAGACAGCGGCAACAGAAGCAAAAACTAAAGCAGAACTGGCTTTAGATGGTGCATACGACATTACATATGCCACTAATGTACTCACGTTTACTAAAAAATCTGCTGAATAGCTTGTGGTGTATAAAAGGAGTGATAGTATATGGATGTAAGCAAGATTAAAATTCCGGGATATAAAGAAGCTATTAACATAAAAGACGAAAAAGCAAGAGACAAACTCAGTAATATTGTATATGTGAATGATTTTGGAGCCGTTGCCGATGGCAATACAGATTGTAGTGATGCGATACAAAATGCTATAAATTCTACTGAAAACGGAGCAATTTCATTCTTTCCGGGAGTGTACGCAATTACAAAACCTATTAATGTGAAAGACAGGGCAATTATTATTAACTTAAATGGTGCAAAAATTATCGCTAAAAATCGTATGAACGCAATGTTTAATTTTGCTAATATTGAATATACTAAAAGCGGAACACAACCTATTATCTGTAATGGATGTCTTGATGGTAATAATCAAGCAGAAATTTGTATTGCGTTATATAGATATCAGGGATTGATTGATAGAATGACCCTTTGCAACTTTACCAATAGTGCAATTTCCGAACAGCATGATGCAAACAGCCCTCAAAAAGTAATAACAAATTGTTATATTTTAGGTGGAGTTGCGACCGCGGATGGATGGAGCGAAGTTGACAGAACAGGAATTATCTTAGGTGGAGACTGTATCATTGACAATGTAAATATTGGAAGATGTAAAACAGGCATGCATCTTTCAGGACAGTATAATCAGTTAGGAAATGTTCATATATGGACACAAACAAGCAATACAAGATTCGATACTTTAGAACAATTCAATACATTTATAGGAATTAAAGTTGACTTGGGATGTGATGTTTCTATAAATAACTATTATGCAGATAGGCTCAAATTTTGTTTTTGGACTCCAAAACCTATGACAGACCTGTCTAACGGAGTATCAATTACATGCTCTTCTCTGCAAATTGTTATAGGTGATGATATCATAGCAGACCAGACACCGACAACGGCGTTTGTTATGGCTTGCCGTGCTAACTATGATATTAAATTAACAGCGGCATATCTTCCGGCGTATATCACATTACAAAAAAACTATGCGAATACAACGCTTTATGTAAACACAAAACAAAACTTAGAATTTATGGGTTATGAATATGGTGCTCCACAGTTTAAACCATTTGATATTCATGATTTACGAAAAGAATATGGAATGTTGCAATGCAATGTAAATGAAAATCAAGCATATAAAATCGCACAGTTTCGCTCAGTATATGAAAGTTTTGCAGTTATTCATCTTGAATTATATCAAGGAGACTATCTTTTTTATGAGGGTGACTTTAAATTAACATTCGGACAAAATATCACAGACGCAAATGTGGTGAATCTTAATATTCCGTCTCCAAACAACGACTATCAGATAATGATTGCACCAGATACCAACGTTACATATTCAGAATATGACGGGGAAATGGTAGAGAGTGTAATGTCATTATATGTAAAGAGCACAAGAAATTCACAGTTCGTAGTAAGATGGCAGTTAAAAGTTGGAAATGTTGATGTATATTTCACAAAACAACCGATAGCAACAAACATGCCTGCAAATGCATTAAATACAAAAACAACAAGAGGCGTAGCGGCAGATGGTTCCGGGCTTTCATTATATTGGTATATTTATAATAACTGCATTGTCGGTTATTTTGCAGGAAATACAACAGAGCATAATTTAAGAACTTTTAATATTCCTATTCACCCGAGAACAGCATGGCGAACTTTTGCTTGCTATAATTCAAATAACACATGCAGAGTTGATTTTAACACTAACGGTAATGTTGAGGTAGACTTGTCAGCAGTATCAGGTAGTGACAGTATTAATGTAACAGGAAACTTTATGATACCTTTATATGAATGGGGAGATTCTAATTAATATTCACGCGGCTTGCTAACCCTCTACACCCGTAGAACACATCCACTGGCTTGCTTTGTCCGTGTACGGCGAACACTGTGTATTGGCACTTTAGGGGGGTGAAGTGTCAAGGGTAAAAGTGCATAAAGATCGCGTAGAAAGTTTGGTAGTATTGCCTATTGACTTGAGATGTCAAGTAGCAATGTTACCAAACTTTTTGCGGTTAGGCGTGACTAAAGTGTACAATGTGTACAGTGTCCGCGAGCGGCGGACAAAATGGGAAAAGTGTCCGTGTACGGCGGACTCCTGGAACTTTAAAGAGTACAC